TACTCTTGGTGGTCAGATCGCCGCATGGCCCGAAACCGATAAGATTTGGGGCTTCAATGTATCTGCTGGTGAAAGACTCTCTGCTGGTGAAATCCCAGAGATTACTTTCCACATCCAACAACAACCTGTTGCTGCAAGAACTCGTAAGATGAGGGCTCTGTGGACTATGGAGGCTTCTCAAGACTTGAGAGCTTACCACGGTCTTGATCTTGAGAAGGAGCTTACTGAGCTTCTCAGCAACGAGCTTCGTTTAGAGATTGACCGTGAGCTTATTGAAGATATTCGAATGATCGCATATGATGTCAATCCTGGAGCTACTAATACTTTAGGTGGGTTCAACAGAGCTATGCTTGATCAAGCTAACCCTAACAACTTTGTCTTTAACCCAGATAACTTTGCAGGAAGCTACACTTATGATCAGTCTGGGCTTGCTACTAACCCCGCAGGGGATGGAAGTAGAAATGTTTTCCTAGTGGACTTCGGTGCTGGTTCAGGTGCTTTTGCTCCTCAGCATGTGGGTCAGATGTACTCAAACCTTCTTGCTACCATTAACCTCGCTAGTCAGGACATTTATAAGTCTACATGGCGCGGTCCTGGTAACTGGATCCTCACTTCACCCCTTGTTGCTTCTCTTCTTGAGTCTGCTGCAAAGCTTGAAGGAGGTCTTCCATCAGGTGACGGTCCTAGTAACATGGGTGGAACTATTCAGTTCAAAGGTAAGTTCGCAGGTAAGTACGACATGTACATTGATCCTATGTATCCTGAAGACGAGATTCTTGTAGGCTATAAAGGCTCTAACGCGATGGATGCAGGTTATGTTTACGCACCCTATATCCCATTACAGCAGCTTCCAACTATAGTTGATCCTGCTTCGTTCCAGCCCAGGAAGGGTATCATGACTCGCTACGGCAAAGTCGCTATCACTCCTGAGTCTAGATTCTATCGGATCGTGAGAATTGTTGGGCCTACTGCCAACTACCTCACCTTCCCCTTCGTCCAGCAAGCTACCTTAACTGGTTCACCAAACGCTGGTATTGCACTCTAGTAATCCTAATAAGGATTAGGTAAAAAAAAGAAAGGCTGGGTCCTCCCAGTCTTTCTTTTTACCTATATAATATGTAGAACATGTATAGATATAAGAGTACGAGCCAATTCCCAATGCTTGTGTGCCTAAATGATCGCATCATTGAGATCAGGCCACGACAAATTATTGAAACATCCACCGAGGTAAAATATCCGTATTTAGTTCTAATAGAAGATGCGAAAAAAGAAACAAAAAAAGGAGATTTAAATGGCAAATATAGGAGCAAACCCAACACCCCTAAGATACGGAAATAGCTTCGGAGTAACAATCCAACCTGGGCTTGATAGTTTTACACCAGGAGGGGATATTGACCCTGATAAGCTAAACACAGGCAAGCTTACTGATACTGTTGAGTTTAGTTTATTTGATCAAAGCATTAGAGACTATGTTTTAGCTAGATTAGGACACCCTGTAATCAGGGTAGAGCTAACTGATTTTCAGCTAAAGTCTTGTATAGATGAGGCTATCACTAAGCTGGATTACCATGCACCTCTCTGGACTCTGCAAATGGCAGCTTTTGAGGCATCTGCTGGTGTAAATCAGTACGAACTCCCACGATATATGTTAAACAACATTGAGTATGTTGTATATAAGAAAACTCTTCTTACTATTCAGTCTCAAGCAGGAACTTTGGAATTTGATTTCTTTATTAAGTACTTCCAAGATAACTTTCTCTTTAGTAATTTTAGTGTAGGAGATTTTTATCTCTTGCAACAAAACTTAGAGATGATGAGAAAGGTTTTGAGTCAGGAAGGTTCTTGGAATGTTATTGACAACCGAATGCTTCAAATATACCCTATGCCTGAGGTTAATGACACCGTTATAGTGGAATACAGAGCGTTAAACTCTGATACTATTCAACCAGCGTACAGAAATTGGGTACAGAAATTTGCTCTTGCGGTTTCAAAAACTGTTCTTGGTCAGATTAGAGGTAAGTATGCAACCCTTCCCTCGCCTGGAGGGGGAGCAACTCTTAATGGAGATAAGCTTGTTGCAGAAGGCGAACAAGAAATGCAGAGATTAGAGCAAGAACTTATCACTCAAATTGAGGAGCCACCCACCTTTACCTGTTACTAGTTATGGCAAAAGTACCACCATATCATGTTGATGTTCAGATGCCTCCTCTTCCTGAGGTAGAATCTGACAGTAATTTAAGCTTATTTGATCCTGGAAACCCTGATATCAATTTATTTAACTTGGTAGACGATGAATTAATAAGGCTCGGAGGATCTCAATTAAACTACTTTAAATTCTTTAGAGACGAAACTTACGACGAGGTTTATGGAGAACTTAGGAGCAAGCCTATAGGAGAAGAACCTATTGTTGTACATGGTCACTACGAGCCTAAGGTATTAGAAGAAAACTTAACTGAGTTTGGAATTGAACTCACTAATGATCAGTTATTTATATTCAACAAGACATATATTTTACAGAAGCTAGGTCGAGCCCCCATTCCAGGGGATGTAATCCTGCCTAAATTCCAGAACCAAAGGTATGAATTGTTTCAAGTACAGGAGGATAGCTTTGAATCGTATGGTGTTTTCCACATGGTATGCTCTGCTAAACTCCTCCGTGATGCTGCTGATGTTCAGACCACCCCACTAACGGAGACTGCTCCTAGGTTAGGTGAGCATATATGAGCAACTTACTTCCTTTTGATCCTTCTATATTTCTTACAGAGGGTTTAACTCCTAAGTTTTATGGTAATTATGAGTCCCCAAAACTAGGAGGCGTTGTAGGAGGAGCAGATGAAGGGCCATACCAATTTAGAGGAGGCTATAAACTAGATCAAGGTTCATCTGCTACGGAACCTTCAGGAGGAGTTCCTGTAGGCAGTTACATATATGATTGGGCAGGATTAACAGAGGCTGGGGTGCCTCCAGATGATACTTATGACATACCTTCGATAGGAGAGATATGGGCTTCAGCTAAAGATGTTAGTGGTATTCCTACCAACACTCCTATAACTAATCAAGGAGGGTTTGCAGAGCTTACTAATGGAAGCTTGTTTAGACTTTTAGTAGGTCTTATAAATGCTGTGGACGGTTTAGTAAATCCCTATAACCTTTTATTTCAATTATCAGGGGCTCCATCCTACAATAGCTCTTTAGATGCGTGGAAACTTCCTGTAAAAGCTCTTAGCGGGTCCGTATTGTTGAATCAATTAGGGATGGACCCAGATGTTCCATTTGTTTTTGGTGATCCTTTCCTTCCTTTTTGGCCTGAACCTATAGGGTTTCCAGGTCCCCAGCCCGAGCCTATGGTATATCTGGGTTATACACTTCGACCTGCGGCATGGTATGGCTTTGATTACAATCCTAACAGTGGTGGAGATGGTGGAGAAGATCCTGGAGCGGGGGGAGGAGATCCAGGCGAGGGTGGGGATGATCAGGAAGATCTTATAACCACCACTATTCAATCCCCCGATGACGCTGTTACGAGTACTTTTGATGTACCTAGAGGAAGAAGTTCCCAAGCCTTATACATGAAACTTCTTGATGAAATGCAGTCTGATCCTAGTGTAATGGGAAATTCTCCTCATGCTGAGTACAAAGAAATTCTTAGGTTTCTTATTGCAAGGTTCTCAGGGCTAAAGTACTTAAACGAAGAGCAAAAAGTAATCTCAGTTAAATGCACTCATGCTCGTCCTGAAAGAGCTATAGCTAAATTAAATCAACAACAAAATATTATATTACCTACCACTACCGTTGCTCAAACCTCCATAGAAGAGGCTGACAATCGCAGGAGGGTGAAGCCTATGTTAATTCATGAAGTTTATTGGGATGAGATAAAACAAAGAGCCGAGAGGATTATTCGATTTGTGGATCGACCTGTAAATCTTATCTACACACTCAATATTTGGGCAAAATATTTAGAGGATATGGATCAATTAGCAGAGCAAGTTCGCCTTATATTTAACCCTACTTTAGCAGTAGAAACCCCTTACGCTCTGCACACACCTGCTTTTATAGTAAACGAAAGTGATAATTCTTCTATGGTTTTAGCGGATAGAGAAGACAGAATTGTGAGAAGAGCATTTACTATAAGAGTGGAAACCTATATTAAGAATCCTCGCTTTAAAATAACCTCTACTGGGGAGATACAGAGGTTTAATATAGAAAGCCCTATAGTAGATTGCTAATATGAAAATTTTATTCAAAAATATTGCCTTGGCGGGGTAGATAGTTATGGAGAAACCCTTATTATGAAGGTAATAACAAACCAAAGTCTACAGTCGTTTGAGGTATATTTCAATACTCCTAAGGGAGCAAAAGCGGTATGGCTGCGCCCAAAGCAAAGTATGTCAGTTCCTGGTGGGTACATCAGTGACCAGCTTCAGACCATGATTAGAAGAAGATTATTAAGCGTGAGAAACGCATAGGAGTATTTAGATGCCATCATTCGTAAGCCCAGGTGTATACACCATTGAAAAAGACATTAGTGAGTATTCACCCTCTGTCAACCCTTCTGTTGTAGGTATTGTTGGATTTGCTTCAAAAGGACCTACCAATAAAGCAACTCTCATCACCAATGGAGAGAATTTAATTAATACCTTTGGCAAGCCTTCTGAAGCTATTTATGGTCAAGGATTAGAGGGTTCTATAGAAATTCTAGAAACTACTAACTCTATGTATTTTGTTAGAGCCGCAGACAGTACGGCAGCAGATGCCTCTGCTACTATACCCTTGGGTTCATGCCCTTCTATTGGGGTTAGTGGTATAACCGCAGGAAGCACAGACCCCTCCATAGGTGTTGATGGTGGTAGAAGTATGTGGTTTAAAGTTAACGCAGGAAATGATGACACAGGTGTTAGTGCTTATACTGTGGATAGAGAGGTGCCTGTTATTGCAGGAACAGTAGGATCTACAGGATCTCAATACCAAGCTTTAAGAGCTAAATTTGGAGGAAGTCTTGCTGCTGATAAGGTGGGTGTCTTTGCGGATAATACTGAATTTGCAAACTCTGAGTCGAGTGGTATTATCGCAGGGAAGTGGGCAGGATCAGGTGCTTGGTTAAAAGTTAAAGCTTACAGCGCATTAGATTCTGACGGAAACTTTGATGAAGGAGCGGGAGCCCTTATCCTATGTCCTACAGACGGAAGTGGAGGATTCTCTTCGGTAGGAGATCCTCGATCATCAGGTAAGTTCGCATCATCTATTATTGTTTATGGTGGACAGCTTTCATCAACCGCTTCAGGATATGGAGGAAACTTTGAACATAATCAGAGCTTAACTACGGCTTACGAAGTGGAAAGTTTATACCCTGGAACGGGTTATAATGAAGGAACTACTACAGGAGGAGATACAAGCGGGAATGCCATAAAGATCGACGCTATAGGAGCTAGTAATAATAACTTAGCTGTATTCCAGGATGGTGTTATTGGTGGATTCTCTCAGTATGTTTCTCTAGTAAACTCTGGGGCGTTTATTGAGAATGTGGTTAACACAGGGTCCGTGGACCCCACCAATGATACTATTAAAGGGTTTCTTGTTTCAGGACAAAATAATTTCACTGCCAGTGCTTTAAACAATTTTGTTAACCAATACACTGCCTTGGGTTGGGCAGCAGCAGATGACGCATCTAAACCAGCAGGTGTTGCTCCTAGAATGTCATACTTCAGTACGAATACAGGAAGCCCTCAAGTAGCAGCAACAACAATAGATGCTGCCGCTTCGGCTGCTGCCGCTGGACAAATTAACCCTCGCTTTGTTAAATTAGTTGAGGGTACTTACAGCATGGCAGGAGGAACAGATGGTGCAGATAGTAGTGATACGGATGCTATTGCTACTGCTTTGATTGGAAGCAATACTGTTGATCCTAAGACTGGGATGCAAGCTTTAGATGATGATCTTCTTAATATCTCAATGGCATGTATCCCAGGGGTATCTTTACAGGCTGTGCAGAATAACCTTATAACCTTAGCTCAGAATACTCAAAACTTCTTGGCCGTTGTGTCTCCTCCTTACGGAGTAGGAACTGTTCAAGATGCTATTGATTGGAGTAATGGATTAAAAACTTCTCGCTCTGCTGCCCTTAACAACTCTTATGCTGCGTGTTACTGGCCCTGGGTTAAAACCTTTGATGTATTTGATGGCAAAGATAGGTGGTATGATCCTGCTATCTACGGGGTGCGGCAAATGGCATTTACTGACGGAGTAGCGGACGCTTGGTTCGCACCTGCGGGATTTGTTAGAGGTCGCCTTTCAAAGCCTAGTCAGGTGGAAGTAAAATGTAATCAAGGAGATAGAGATAGTATGTATAGTGGAGGGAATGTGGTTAATCCTATTGTTAACTTCCCACAACAGGGTATTACAATTTTTGGACAGCGTACTACTCAGCGTAACCCAACGGCTCTCGACAGAGTTAACATTAGAAGGTTAATGATCTATATAAGAAAGCAGATCCTGATGTCCACTCAACAATTTGTGTTTGAGCCTAACGATACATTCACATGGGAGAGGGTAGGTAACCTGCTCAACCCAATGTTAGCTGATATTCAAGCTCGGAGAGGAATTACTCAGTTCAGAGTAGTGTGTGATGAAACCACTAACACACCCTTGCGTGTTGATAGAAACGAAATGTGGTGCAAGGTACTAGTGAAGCCAACAAAAACTGCTGAGGTTGTTGTCTTCGAAATTAATCTAACAAATCAATCAGCGCAACTAGGAAATTAGGAGAATTTTAAATGGCATATTATGCAGACACATTGTATCGAGATATTAGTGGAGAAAACACTGATGGCATTCCTATTATCTCCAATAAGCTTGATTCTATTAGAGCTTATCAGTGGGAGATAACTTTTACACACAGCATTTCTACCCAAGGTAGCCAACCTAAACCATTAACTCTTGCAGCAAAGCAGGTGAATGGTTTAGGCATGTCTGTAGAAGACATTGAAGTTAACCGAGTAAATGATAAGGTTTACTATCCTGGAAAGCCTAGCATGGATGAGTTAGTTATAACCTTTGATAATATTCGAGAGGAAAAGATTAGTGAAGTTCTGTGGGAGTTTTTCAGCGACACTACATATAACCCTATGACTGGAGATATGGAAGGGGGAGGGGTGTTTTTTAAATACCCTATTCACTTAACTCAGTTAGGACCTGACATGCAACCTATTAATGATATTACAGCGATAGGAGCGTATCCTAAAAAGTATACTCTTGCTGAGTATAACTACTCTACTAATGATTTTCACACAGTTGAAGTAACCTTCCGATACGATTTCCTAAAGCATTTCCATTCCTCTCATACGGCATAGAGTTTGATGCGTGAAAATAAAGAACCTACCTCAGTTCTTGTAACTGAGTAGGTTCTTAATTCTATAATAGAACATGAACTACTTTCAAGAGTTACTAGAGAGCTACGAAAAAATTAAACAGAGGAAGTTCGCTCTTAGGATAGATGAAAGGGGGGAGTTTCAGCAACTAGAAAAAACTGACCCCGATAAAGCGGAAGCTATTGAGCAAAAACTTTCTCAAGAATTTGAGGGGTACTCTCCTGGGAAGCCTAGCGAAAATGTTAATATTAGTATAGGTAATCTCCCAACGGTTGATGTTCCAGAAGGAGAATCCGCAGGTACTATGAACCTTCCTGCAACAAACCAAGCTTATTCCGTTACCTTAAGACCTACTAACCCAGAAGAAGAGGGGGGTACTGCGGTGTATTATCGTAGAGAAGGGTCTTCTACCAACGCTATGATTATTTCTGGGGGGGGCAAGGTTAACACAAGAGAACTGAGTGGATATAAAAATGCTTTAGCTAATTCCCACGGAGATATCGCAATGCTTGGTGGCGATATAGATACAGCTAAGATTAATGCGGGAAGTTTATTAGGAACAGGTGCCACACCTCAGGTTAAAACTGCTCTTCAAGGTTTAGTTGATTCCATAAGGGCTGCTGCTAGTAACCCCGCAGCCGAAGGAATGAGTTGGGTTGATGAGCCAGCATCATATGTGGTAGGCAACAGGGGGCAGTCGTTGGAAAAGAAATTAAGAGATCTGCGTCTTGTTAGGTTGAGTTCGGCAACAGGTCGGCTAGAAGAGGTAGACATGGACCCTGCGGTAAAGTCAAATATGATACAGAACGCTCTCCAGTCTATGGAGAATCTTTATCGGATGGGGCTCCCTAATGATAGTGAAGCAGCAAAACTTAGAGCTTGTACTAACCTATCTAACTCCATACGAAAAGATAAGAAGGGTAAGATTGTAGCTCTAACCGCAGAGGATGCTACGGAGGGTATTAGATTCACTCCTAGTCCTGCGGATAAATGGTTTATGGATCAAGCTGAAAAGGTTTGTGGTCAACAAATTGAGCGCACTCCTGTTGGAGATACAGGGTATGACCAGCATTCAATAAACGATTTTGTAGGAAAAACTAATGAAATGGCATCAGTAGTTTTAGCAGGAGTCGAGATGATACCTAAGCTTATTTCTAATCCTACTAAACAGAAAAAACTTTTTGGTATGCTAGGGGAGCTTACTAGAAAGGAGATTGTTGCTGATGTAAATAAATTTTTACAGGCTTGGGGTCCTTGGTTAAAAAAGGTAGATACAGGTTCTCTTGATGCTAGAGGTGCAGCAATTCAAGAAGTAGCCCAAGAGGTAGAGGCTTTAGTGGGGGGAACGGAGGAAGAGGTTATGTCCTTCTTTATGAAATTAAGTGCCCTCTCGGCTCCTCTGTTTAACTATATGAAGCCTGATATTGTTCTTCAAGTAGGTAAAGTAAAAGGTCAAGGGCATAAAGCAGACAACTCATTTGTATTTATAGGAGATGAGATAGACGATGACGGCAATGTAGTTACAGCCAAGGAGAGAGCAGAAAGAGCAGCAGCAGGTTTTGGCATTAGATTAAAAGAAGAACATAAAAAAAGATTGGGTGATATATTAGACCCAGCGGCATCAAAAGATTTCTGGGTGGAGTTGCATGGTTTAACCGAAGAAGACATGGATAGAGAAGCGTGGCATTTGGGGGATGGATTAAAAACAAAAGCTAAAAGATTTACTGAAATGACCATGGGAGAAACGGATTCAGTATTAAATATGATTGACGGTAATGCTCCTGAAATAGCTCCAGGGTATTATAATGTGGTTAAAAAGAGGTTAGGGTTCACAGAGCAAAATGTCACAGAGGTTAGAGAATACAACCAACAATTAAGAGCCCAGTCTGTAGGAATTCCTCAATTAGATGCTCAAGGAAATCCCGTACTAGATTCAGATGGGAATGTAGTAAAGGCTACAATGGGTATTGATGATGTGTTTCCACAAGGAGGTCTTCAAGTTTTTGATAGAGAAACTGGCAATACTACCCTTAGTAATGGAAAAACACAATTAGAAACCGTTAGAGGTATATTAGCAGATAACAGTACCTTTGATGAGTTAGAGCATAGCGAGTTACTTAGAATGTTTTCGGACATGAAAGGCAATGAGTTAGATCTAAGCGACCCTGTTAATATGGCAAAGGTTAATGAAGGTCTTAAAAGATACTTCCTTGCTATGAAAGTAAGCACTGACGCTAATAGTAGAGACAAGAAGGGAAAGCTAACTCCTGAAGCTATGAAAGCTAGAAGATGGTTAGTTTACAATGCTACCTTAGTAGGGGGAGTAGATGCAGGACTTCCAAGTACAGTTCAAGATATTAGTAGTATGGAAACTTTTTCTTTTTCTCATAATGATGCTATAAATGATGCCAGTAGAGGGGTGCTGAATGATACTTGGTCTGTTGAAATGCCCAAGGCTAGAGGGGAACATGCTCATGCTGGTGCTACTATTAATATGATTAATAGAGAGAAAACTGAGACACACCCTGAGGGAGATGATCAAGATAAACTTTCGTGGAGACAGAGTAGGACATGGAATGGAGCTAAAGCAGTAACTAGAGGGTCACTAGTCATTGGCAGACATGCAGCCTTAAAACGAGCTAAGGTCCATGAAAAAATTGAAGTTCCTCAGCCAGAGAACGCTGAGACTTTACTCTTTGGTTACTTAGATAACCAACAAAAAATCTTAGAAGATCTGGTATCCCTTATTAAAACCAGCTAATGTCTGGTCTAAGTAGGAGATCTTTTAGTTTAAAAATTTCATACTCCTTTTCTTTATAGATTTTTATCTTATTTATATCTGTAGGGAATACATCAGCTTGCGTGATGGCTAGTATATCCCTACGGTCTTGCTGGTACAGGATTAAGGGCAATTTGTAACTATTTTCTGAATCTTTTTCGCATTGCTCTATGAATCCCCAGAAGTCTGAACTATTATCTAATAAGCTATATATATTCTCCTTATTATATCCTTTTTTACATTCTATACAGAACCTAAAGTTATTAGGTGTTATTAAGTCTCCATATATTTTTAAGTGTTCAGGTAGATTATGAGTAGTGGCGTAAGCACCTGACCCTGGAGATCTATTAAACTCTTTAATGTTAAAGTGTTCATTAAGAAGCTTTGCTATTTTTCTTTCAAAAGTATTGCCTTTGTTTCTGCTGTTAATTCTTTTATTTTTTTCTTTTAGATTTGTTATGTCATAATCATCTTTCATGGTCTATTATAGTGGGAGTCACATGGAAGCCGCAGACAGCAGTATCGTATTTAATTTTGAGTCTTGGAATGTGAGAGTAC